GCCGACAGCGCCAGCGTCTTCGCGGTGGAGGCCGCGAAGTCGCCGGTGGTCTGGTCGGCGGTCTGCGCCATCAGCGCCGGGGTGGACGCGTTGGAGTACAGCGCGAACCACCAGTTCGCCTCGGTGCCGGAGGTGGCGGTGCCGGACACGAACGAAATGTTCGTGACGACGTCACCGGCCGCCAGGAAGATCGGCACGGCGGTCATCACGCCGTCGGCGAGTGCGGCGCTGCCGGTGTCGCCGGCCGAGTCGTACAGGCCGACGCGCGGCAGGTTCGACCGGTAGAATGTGCCGGTCGTCGGCCCTGCCGCCTGCAGGTAGCCGAGGGCGTCGCGGGGGATGCCCGAGAACTGGCCGAGCTGGGTCACTGGTCCTTCTCCTCTTCCTTCGCCGCGGGCTTGCGGGTCCGCTTCGGCGCGGGCTGCTCTTCCGCGGCCTTGTCGTCTTCGACCGGCTCGACGCCGTAGCCCTGCGCCCTGAAGTAGGCCAGCTCGGACGCGTTCTTCTCGTCGTCGACCTCGGCCTTGCCGTCCACGAAGTGCACGCCGCCCACGGCGCCGGTGTGCCCGGCCGCCGGGGTGGTGACGTTGAATCTCGCCATGATCGGGCTCCCTTACTGGACCTGGATGGTGCGGAGCACGCCCGCGGCCTTGGTGTTCTTCAGGCACATCGCGCCCGGCCCCATCTCGATCTCGCCGGACTTCACCGCGCCGGCGGTGTTGTAGTCCGGCATCCAGGTGCGGACCAGCGGCGAGTTCGCCAGGGACGCGCCGTGGAAGGCGTCGAGGCCGAAGGACACCGCGTACAGGTCGGTGTTGTTGCCGGACATCGGCACGATGGGCGCGGAGCCGTCGGAACGGTCGCCGATGTCGACGAGCGTCCAGTCGCCGTAACGCTGAACCCGGCGGCCGACCTCGTCCTTGTCCTCGGTGTAGATGCCGGACCAGCGGGCCAGCGCCCGGAACCGTGTGATCATCTTGGTGTTGCCGATGAGGGCCTTCACGCCGGGCGGCAGCGCGCCGGGCTCACCCTGGTCGCCCGACCCGGTGTGGGACGGGACGATCCGGGACAGCCACTCGTCCACCTCATCGAGGCGCGCCATGGCCAGCGGCTGGGTGATGACGGTCGCGGCCGTCCAGTCCGCGGCGGTGGCGGTCTTCTCCGTCGAGGTGCCGGTGAGCAGCTTCGACAGGCCGTCGAAGCCGGTGGCGTCCACGGCGGTGTCGCCGAGGATCATCTCCTGCTGAATGCGGGTCCGCACCGAGGTCAGCAGCTGCTGCATCTGGAACGTGACTTCGTTGGTGGCCGACTGGCCGAGGTTCGCCAGGACGCGGTCGATGGAGAACGCGCCGCCGAGCGGCTTGAGGTCCACCGAGAAACGGGTGCGGGTCGCCTGGCCGGGAACGTACTCGGTGTTGTAGGCCCGGAACGCCGCCGACGCGGCGGTGGTGAGCCGGGTGTAGGAGTAGGTGAGGCTGCCGCCGCCGGTGCCGGGGGTGACGGTGTCGTCCCAGGCGATCTGGTCTAGCAGCCAGGAGTATCGGCGCAGGTTGTCGATCACCGCGTAATCGATGTCCGACTGGGTGTTGACCTGCGCCTGAGCGAGTGTCACTGGCACAGCGGTTCTCCGTTTCGGGTCAGGCCGTCAGCCGCGGTACTGGCGTACGGCCTCTGATAGTGATCTGGGTCGTGGCTTGGCGGGTGGTGGTGCGCCCGCGGCTCCGAGGTCCGCGCCGCCCCTGGTCGCGCCGCCGGCGAGGGCGAAGCGGGGCTTCTTGGCGAACTCCTTGGCGGCCTTCGTGACGGCGGCCTTCAGGTCGTCGTCGTCGAAGCCGTCCTCGTCCAGCTGCTCGCGCACGGCGTCCCGGAACGAGTCCGAGTCCAGCAGCGCCTCGGCGTCGGCGCCGACCTGGGCGGCGACGCGTGTGACGGTGGAGGTGTAGGCCGCTTCGACGGCCGCCGTTTCGGCTGCCTCGCGGGCCTCGTTCGCCTCGGTGAGCTGCTTTTGGAGGTCTTCGACGGTGGGTTCGCCGTCCTTCGGCGCGGCCTGCCTGGCGGCCTTGTCGAGGGCGGCCTTGTTCGCCTTGGCGCGGTCTTCGTGCTTACGCGCCTGCGCCTTCCACTTCTCGGCTTCGGCCTTCCAGTCCGGCTCGCCCGTTTCGGGCGTGTCCTGGGTTTCGGCTTCGGTCGCGGTGGGGTCTTGCGGTGCGCTTCCCGTGTCGGGGGCGGCGCCGGCGCCCGTGTCGGGCTGGGCCGGTGTCGTCATGAGCGTACTCCTGGTGGTCGGTTACCTGCTTTTCTTCATGCCGCGCATGCTCTTGCCCGCGGCGGCACGCTTCTGGAAGGCCGCCTTGCCGTACTTCTTGCGGCCGATCTTGGCGGCGAGGCCGCCGGGGTTGCGGACGCCCTGGGCGGCGAGTTTGCCTTTGAGCCTGCTGAATCCGACGTAGCCCACGGCTACCTCCCATGTGCGTGCCTGAGCGGCCGTGTGTGGCCGTAGTCGATGCGTTCGCGCTGCCGGGACCGCTGCAGCCCGTGCGCGGCGAGGTGCTGGCGTAGCGCGGCCTGCCAGTCGCGGACCTTCCGGCGCGCGGCCATGCGGGTGATGTCGTCCAGTGCGGCCGCTTCGCGGCGTTTCCAGTCGCGGATGTGCCGTTCGATGACCCGCTGGCGTTGCACCTGCTCGTAGGCGGCCTGAGTGCCGCCGTCACCTTGCGTCGCGGTGTCCGGCCAGCGGAACCCCGGATACCAGCGGAAGATCGTGTGCACGCAGTTCGGATGCCACAGCCCGGCCGCCCGCGCGTGCCGCACACTCGGGTGCTCCAGGCTGCCGCCGGAGACGGAGAGGATCTTGCCGACCCAGGGCCGGCAGCGCGGGCATGCCGTCGGCGTCCGGTTGACGATCACCAAGTCGTCGCCGTTGCCGATGAGATCGGCCATAAACCCGTCGAGGGCAGCGAGGCCGGCGCGGTGCTGGACGGTCGCGGTCGCTAGACCCACGACGGACCTCCGGCCGGCCGGGGTCGGGATGGTGATGCCGCGTGCGGCTTCCCGCTGGAGCGTCTGGTCGAGGATGCGCCGGCGCCGGTCCGGGTCGGCCTCGCCGATGGCGAGGCCGGTGAGGCGTCGCCACAGGGACGTCACCCAGCGCCGGATCGCGGTCGCAAGCGTGTGCAGCCGGTCGAGGATGTCGGCCAACAGGCCGTGCGGGGCTGGTCCGTTTGCTCGCCGCCCCCGGCTGTAGGCCTCGGCGAGTGCGTGTCGTACGGCCGCCGCGGATTCCCGCTCAAGCCTGGCGACGATCCGCGCGGCGTCGTTCTCGACCCGGGGCGAGGCGGCGAGCATGAACGGCAGCGGCTCGCGGCCCTTGAGCGTGCTTTTGACCCGCGTGGTGACGACGGTGATGAGTTCGGTCTCGGTGTCGGCGTAGATCCGGGTCGTCTTGGCCGCGAGACCTCGGGCGAGTGCGGGGCTGGCTTTCGGGAGCGGCTCGGGGGGCACGTGCTCGCCCCCTCACGTCGGTCAGTCTTCGGGGCGCTCCGGAAGCTTGGCTCCGGGCTCTCCTACGTACCAGCGGACGAACGACCGCAGCACCTTGGACATGTCGGCCTCAGGGTCAGGGCCGCGCTCGACGGCGTCGGCGAAGCGTTCCCACAGCTCGTCGGTGGTGCGGAAGCGGCGTAGGCCGGTTGGTTCCTTGGCTGGCATCTGCACTCCCTTGTGTGGCTACAAGAGAGTGTCTCACGACCCTTGATATGTGGCTACGCTGTAGCTACACTAGAGACATGACGGAGACAGCGACCAGCACCATCGACACCGCCGACCACTGGCAGTGGGTCCGCGACCTCATCGACGAGGCCACCGGAAGCGTCGAGACCGAGACGCCGGCCACCGAGGACGCTGACGGCTGGCTGCGCACCTCCACCGGCTACGCGATCCCGCCCGCGCCGACGACCCCCGTCCGCAAACCGGCTGCCCGGAAGACCGCGAACTGCCGCCGCTGCCACGCCCTGCTCACCTCTGGCCGCAGCGTCGTGCGCGGCATCGGCCGGACCTGCGAGCGTA